CGCCCATGCGCATCAGCTTCGAGGCTGACAAGTCCACCATGGGCGGGCTGAACAAGTGCCGCATACAGCTGTACAACATCGAAGAACGCAAACGCCTGGCGATGGCAAAGGATGCCGAGCAGAAAAAGCGCATTCCTATACGGCTGTCTTGTGGTTATGAAGACCGGCAGGAGCTTGTCTTTAAGGGGACAGTATTCACAGGCGGCACCGAACGTCAGGGGCCGGATCTTATCACTACGCTTGAGTCACAAGACGGTGGCTTTGATTTCACCAATAGCTTCACGAGCCGTACTGTAATAGGCGGCGGGGTGGCTGTTAACGCAATTCTGGAGGATATGGTAAACACCGGCATTGGGAAAAATTACACCGCGGCCTGTATTGACGCGGCCCAAGGTGCTAGTGGGTAATAGCGCTGAACTTCTCAACTCTTTGGTGACGCCAGGCGAAACCTGGTACATCGAAAACGAGCAACTTTATATCATCAAAGACAACGAAGTGACGAGCCGGTTTATACCCGTCGTTAGTGCAGCCACCGGTTTGATTAGCACACCGACTCGGGAGAGCAAGCTGGTGACGTTCCAGACGCTTATTAACCCTACCGTAAAGATAGGCCGACGTGTGCAACTCATAAGCACAACAGCGCCTTATATGGACGGTGTTTATCGCATTGAAACAATCACGTATAGCGGCGATAATTACGGGGACGCCTGGAGCCAAGCGTGTACCGGAAGGCTAGGAGCGGGGACGGTGGTTCTATGAATGAAAAGCGCCAATTAATTGACGTAATGAATGACGCGATAGAGTTTGCGCTGTCCAATCTGCATACGGCAACTATTGCTAAAGTGACAGGTGTACAGTCCAAGACGATCAGCGTGCAGCCGGTAATTAACCGCGTTGTAGATGGCCGATCTATTGAGCTTCCAGAGTTTACGATGGTTCCGCCTGTCTTTATGCAGGGCGGCGGCAGCTACACGGCGCACCCAATAGCCGTTGGTGACTATTGCTTGCTAGTACTAACAGAGCGATGCTTTGACAGATGGTATGGTGGCGCAGACTTTCAAAGCCCGGCAGAGTTCAGGATGCACGATTATAGCGACGGCCTGGCCATTGTGGGCGTTAATCCTATGGCCGGGGCGCTGACTATTCCGAGCGTGATTCAGCAGACGGGCGACACGAATCAGGATGGTAACTACACACGCCAAGGCAACATGGTGCAGGAGGGTGACACAGAAATCACAGGCGATTTTACGCTAAACGGTAATATGCAGGTTAACGGCAATATCACCTGCTCTGGCACAATATCAGCTGGGAACTTTTCGGGGTTGGGCGGTGGCACTATGACAAGCACTAGCGACATCAAGGCGCAAGGCATTAGTTTGACTACTCACACCCACACCGGCGTAGAGCCCGGTAACGGCAATACAGGAGGGCCACAATAATGCAGGTCAGCGGATTAGACAACACCTAGACTGGCGATTCGGTAAAGGCCGCGCAGTGTACAAGCGCGACTCGAAAGCTATCGCGCAAAACGTACTAACGCGGCTGCGGTCATTTAAAGGTGACTGGTATCTGAACACGCAAGCGGGTGTTGACTGGCTTCAGTTGCTCGGCAATCTTGGCACCGAGCGGCGCATCATTCGAGCCGTGGAATCAACCGTGCTGCAAACCGAGGGCGTTATTTCAATACAGCGTTTAGGCATAATTAAGCGAAACAGCAGCAGGGGTGTTACAATCGAACTTCAGTACACCGACGTTTTTACAATACAAGATTTGCAGACCCTGGAGCTTACCGCATGACATTGCCAAGATTCACGCCGGACGGCATACAGGTGCAGACCTTTCAGGAGATATACGACGAACTGGCGGCGGGCTACCGGGCAATTTATGGCGAAGATATAAACCTTGAGCCGAACAGCCCAGACGGCCAAAGGGTAGCGATTGAGGCGCAGCTTGTTTTAGACGCTCAATCGTTCGGCGCTCTTGAGTACAATCAGCGTGATCCTGACTTTGCCCTTGGCCAGTCTTTGAACTCCATCATAAAGCTGTCAGGCATCACGCGCAGGCCAGCCACGCGCTCTCAGGTGGACGTTACGGTTGTAACTGATAGACCGCTTACTCTGCCAGTCGATTACACCGTAGAAGACGACCTAGGGCAGTCGTGGTCAACGCTTGCAGCCAGAACACTAATTGCCGGGACCACAACCGTCACTGTGTTTGCCGTTAACTTTGGCGCAATAGCCGCTGATCCTGACACCATCGTCAACCCTGTTACCGTTGTTATCGGCGTGCAGTCGGTTACAAACCCGGCATCGGCTACGGTAGGCATTGACGAGGAAACAGATCAAGAGCTGCGGATTCGGCGTAACCGTTCACTAGAGACTCCGACATCATCCAGCACCGGAAGAATGTTTACGGCTCTGGCAAACCTGCCAAACGTCACCGATGTGGCGGTATATGAAAACGACACGGATGTCACAGACGCAGACGGCATCCCGGCGCACAGCTTGTGGGTAGTGGTTGAGGGCGGCGCGGTATCTGATATTGTTGAGACGATGGTTAAAAACAAGACCGGGGGCAAGGGGATGGTCGGCGCGGTAACTGGAACCTTTAGCGAGGATTTCACGCGCCCCAACGGCACCACTTTTACCATTGTTCACAGCATGACGTTTGACCGCCCTGTTGATGTGCCGGTACTTGTGCGGTTAGACGCTACCTTTGTTGATGTTTCTCTACCCATAGACGACGAACTCATCAGGCAAGAAATTGCAACGAAACAATTTAGTATTGGCGACAGCTTGAAGGCCAGCAGCTTGTACGTACTAGCGTTCAACTCCGGCGAAAACTTCATACCCACGAATTTAGAGATTAGCAGGGACTCAGGGGCAAGCTGGACGGGCGGGCAGTTAATTGCAGATCTGAACGAGAAATTCAGCATTGCGCCTGGTGACGTTGCTGTTACAGAGGTTATCCCGTGAGCTTCGAATCCGATTACGTCAACCTGCTGATAAAACAATATTGGGAAAAGCCCAAGGCCAACGCTGAAATCAGGATGAAGGCGGGCACATGGCGCAAGACGTTTGAATGGATTGACTCGTTTGGAGATGAGTTTGATCTGGATATTGCAACCGGCGACCGGTTGGATATTACTGGGCGCATCGTGGGCATCAGCCGATTAATTCCGCTGTCTATTCCAAAAATAGCGTTTGGCTTTGCCGAGAATCCAAACTCTCGCGGCTTTGATGATAAGTTTTTCCCTCTGAATGATCGCGCTCCATTTCAAGACAAGTTTGAGTCTGCCTCTACGGATTTGGTCTTGATGATAATGCCTACAGACAGTTTATTCGTGCCAAGATTGCCAAGAATACTTTTGGGCCTTATATGTCTTGCAATCAGTCTTTGTCCATTCAGCAGGCGGTCATTAATATATTTGACGGGCTGGCCTTCGTTACAGACAATTACGACATGACTCTGACGCTTCACGTTTCGCCAATCTTTAACAGCGCCACGCTTGAGGCCCTTTTGAGGCTTTCACTTATTCCAAAACCCCAAGGGGTTCGGTACATCACGGTTATAGAATGACCACAGGAGCCTTGAAAAATGGCAAAGATTGATAGATATAACGGCAACCTGAAAGCGTTTGCCAGCGACGCTACCGGAACCGAAAGAACTATTTTCGGTGACACCGCGCAGTCTGACGAGCTTGACGCTAACATCACAGCTGACCTTCTGAGGGGCTGGGGCGTTGTCGGCCCTACGTTTAACCCAACGAAGCAAGACTTTAACGGGCTTGGCTTTACCCTTGGCCAGCTAATTGCATACCTGCACCAGCAGGGCATACCGGAGTGGAACACCTCTCAGGAATATTACAGAGGTTCGGTAGTAACTACCTTAGCAGGAATTTACCGGCTAAAAAATGGCGGCGATGCAACTGTAGACCCAGATAACGACAACGGCACAAACTGGGAGTTGGCACCTACTCGGGCGCAGGTGGATGCCAAAGCAGACAAAGCCACAACCTACACCGAGACAGAAGTTGACGGGCTGCTGGACGCCAAAGCCGACCAAGCCACAACCTACACAAAACTTGAAACAGTTGCAGAGTTTAATCAGTATGGGCTAGGAGCTTCCGCGGCGGCACTTGATTGACGCTAATGACATGATTACGCCGGGAACCTTTGGCGGCCCTGGTGTGGAAGGAGTTAATTACCCAGGTTCAACAAAGTATGGAATGCTCAGGGTATCCGGTCGAGCAACTAGCGCTCGTACTCAAGAGGCTTTGTTTGGCGGCGACGAGTTTTATATCAGATACACAAATGATTCCGGTGTTACTTGGACTGACTGGGAAGAAGTTGCGCTTTTATCTAAGGT